CTCTCGGTTTTTAACCATGCCAACTATAGGAACAGAAATGTCCACCGACACCCTCGATTTTGCGATGAATTTTGAAGACAACCAGCAGTCGGAGGCCGACAAGAAGCTGCTGGTTATCTTCTACAAGGACGTAGTCAAGAACGAGTCCAAGTCCACCGAAGCCGGTCGCCCCATCTTCGATGAGATCGACCTGATCAAGATCATCACCCCCGGCTCCCGCGACAGCTTCGTGGGTGACGCCAACGAGATTTACCAGCAACGCTTCCCACAACAATGGGCGCGGTACAAGGCTGGTCGCTCTCAAGAGATGAGCGGTACTCCGCTGAACCAATTGCCTTGGCTCGGCGTCGGTCAGATCGCTGAGTTCAACGCAGTCGGCTGCCACACCGTCGAGCAACTGGTGGGTATGTCCGACGCAATCTCCCAGAAGTTCATGGGCCACCACGCCATCAAGCAGCGTGCCGCCGCCTACCTGGAGGCCTCCAAGGCCGAGGCTCCCCTGCTCAAGGTACAAGAGGAGCTCAGGAAGCGCGACGAGGAGATCACCGAACTCCGTGAGATGGTCAATGCGATGCAAGCCTCTCGGAAGCAAGAGCAAGCCGAGAAGGCTGCTGCGAAGGTCACACCAAAGGGGTAACCCATGGCCGAATACTGGACCGCTGTAGATACTCTAAAGCAACTGGCCGGCGAGCTTGGATTGCCCCGGCCCGCCACAATTGTGGGTATTGACGACATACAGTCGGTCCAGTTACTCTCCCTGTTGAACTCGGCGGGGAACGAATTGACCATGTTCTACCCTTGGGCTCAGTTCTCCAAGGAGTGGGTATTCCAGACGGTAGCGGGGCAGGAGGCCTACCCCCTACCGTCTGACTGGTCCTACTTCCACGATCAGACCCAATGGGACCGGACGGATAGGTGGCCCCTCCTGGGCCCGAAGTCGCCCCAAGAGTGGGCTTGGTTGAAGGGGTCGCTCGTAGCGGCGCTGCCCCGTCAGCGGTTCAGGGTAATGGACGACAAGTTTATGCTCTGGCCCGTACCCGGCTCGACCAATATGACGATGTCTATGGAGTACGTCACCAAGAAGTGGGTCGAACGTACCACCGGACCCGCCGACATGGTTACCGAGGATGGCGACATCATCAAGTTCAATCCGTGGTTAATGATCAAGTTCGTCAAGCTCAAGTTCTATGAGCTCAAGGGCTTTCCGACTGCGGGGCCGCAGGGGGACTTCATCCGAGTGTTCAACTCCCTTACCGGGAAGGACACCGGGGCCAAGATTCTCTCCCTCTCCCCGCGCCCCACCAGCGAGTACCTGGGACCCTGGTCGATACCTGACGGCAACTGGAACGTAGTCTAATGTTCCTACCCGCCGCACTTCCCGCTGCTAACAAGCCCGCCAGCGTTGCGGCTCCCATAGGGGGCCTCAATGCTAAGGACTCGCTTGTTGCTATGCCCGAGAGTGACGCGGTCATAATGCAGAACTGGTGGCCCCAGCCTTACGGGTGTACCGTGCGGAAGGGGTACCGGGAGTGGGTTACGGGTATGCCCGCTGAGGTGGGTACCATAGCTCCCTGGGCGTCTGCTACCGGGGCTCAGAAGCTGTTTGCTTGGTCGGGCAGTGCTGTGTACGACATCACCTCAGCTGGGGTAGTGGGGCTCCCGGTTATGACGGGACTAACCAACTCGGTATGGGAGTTCACTAACCTAGTTAATTCGGCGGGAAGCCATCTCATAGCTCTGAACGGCATCGATGACGGCATACTATATAACGCTGGCGGCGGCGTTCGCATTCTTTTTGGTGATGGTATTGTTCCCAACACTTGGGCTGGAATAAGCCCCAAGAATGCCGTCTGCCCTACCGTTCACCAACATCGTCTCTGGGTGGTAGAGAAGAACTCGGCCAACGGTTGGTTCCTACCCACCAACGCGATCTACGGCACGTTCCTCAAGTATGACTTCGGCCCCCTCTTCAGCAAGGGTGGCTTCCTCCAGTTCCTCACGACCTGGACCTTGGATGACGGCTCGGGGGCGACCGATCACCTCATAGCCGTCTCCAGCCGGGGCGAGGCTATTGTGTACGAGGGTACCGACCCTGCGGACGATCAGAATTGGAAGCTGACCGGGGTCTACTTCATAGGTGCCCCGGTATCGGGTCGCCGTGCCTTTACTAAGGCCGGGGGCGATCAGTTCATTCTTACCCACCAGGGACTCGTCTCTATGAGCGCGGTCTTAACCTCCACCAAGGTTACGGATCAAGCTCGGACGGTTCAGACCGACAAGATTCAGTTCCTCCTATCGGAGTTGGTATCTTCGTTTTCCCAGGCCTTCGGATGGGATCTCAAGTACTATCCGAAGGATAACTTGATTATGTTGAATGTACCCTCCGTGACGGCGGGGGGTAGTATTCAGATGGCGTCTAACCAAATCACCGGGGCTTGGACCCAGTTCACTGGTATGGATGCGACTTGCTGGAGCTTTTTCGGCTCCACCCCTATGTTCGGGAGCCATGACGGTATAGTGTACCAGGCTTGGTCGGGTAACCAAGACAAGGTATTGGTGGACGGTACGGGTGGCGAGGGTATCCTGTCCGTAGTTCAACAAGCCTACAGCTACCTGGGGGCCCCCGCCACTCAGAAGCAGGTGGGTATGTACCGCCCTACCTTTGTAGTGAGCGACCCCGCCGCTTTCAAGTCCCGGGTTCAATACGACTTCAAGGCCGGGGGCCTCACCGCCCCGGGCCCGCTACCCATCACAAGTACCTCTGTCTGGGACGTGGGTACCTGGAATGAAGCCCTATGGGGTGGAGGGGATACGGTTCAGAAGCAATGGATACAAGCCGAGGGTATGGGGGTGGCCGCCTCGCTACTTATGGTCATGAAGACTGAGGGCGAGGTTCTATGGGTGGCCACGGACTACTCTATCCTGCCCGGTCAGGGGTTGCTATGATAGTGACCGAGAACCAACTAATGCTGTCCCATTGGCTCCAGGAGCGGATCGGACTTGTCCCTACCCCTAACCTCCGTTGTATCGGGAACTTCCTGAACGGGAAGCTAATGGGGGTGGTAGGGTACGACAATTTCAATGGCGCGAGTATAATGATGCATTCAGCCGGGGAGGGCAATTGGCTCACCAAGGAAATGCTCCATGCTGTGTTCCATTATCCTTTTGACGTGTGTAAGGTTAATATGGTTCTTGGTCTGGTGCCTTCGGGTAACGGCCAGGCTATACGGTTCAATCATCATATTGGCTTTAAGACACTTACAGAGATACCGGGTGCCCACCCTGACGGGTCGTTAGTCATCATGGCTATGCGACGCAGGGAGTGCCGTTACCTAAACAGGAGACGCCATGGGCAAGAAGTCGAAGCCGCCGCCAGCGCCTGATTACACCGGGCTAGCGGAGAAGACAGCCGCCTCGCAAAAGGAAGCGGCCGCAGCCGAAACCTTGGCTAACCGTCCCAATCAAACGGACGTATACGGCAACACCTCTACGTGGTCGCAGGACCCCTCGGGGGCGTGGACCCAGACCCAGACCCTTGGGGAGTCGGGTCAAAAGATACTCGATGAGGGGAACGCTCTACGTGAGGGCTCGGCCGGTCAGGTACGGGACGCGCTGGGTAATCCCCTGACTACGGAGGGTATGCGCGAGTACGGGGACTTCGATATGTCGAAGCTCCAGGGCGTAGATGCCGAGGGGCTACGCTCCGGGGCGGGCCTATTCAACATGGACCCCCGGGGTAACGCGCAGGAGATACAGGACGCCACTTACGGACTCCTGCGGCCCCAGCGGGAGCAGGCTATGTCGGGCGAGCTTCAACGGCTAGCTAGTCAGGGCCTCACCGAGGACTCCCCGGCCTGGCAGCGGGCTATGCTGCGCCAAAACCAAGCCGATACCGACGCTCAGCTCAAGTCTCTCCTGGCGGGTCAACAGGAGTACGGGAACCAGTTCCAACGGGCTATGGGTCAGAACCAGCAGAACTTCGGTCAACGGAGCGAGGCTGAGAAGTTTGCCCTGGGCCTCCGCGGTCAGCAGTTCGGAGAGCAAGCTACCGACATCGGTATGGACGCCGCTGCCCGGGAGCAGCAACTCAATGAGGCTATCACCCTACGTCAGCAGCCCCTGAACGAGCTTCAGCAACTGATGCAAATGCAGTCGTATAGCAATCCCCAGTTCGGCAACTTCGCCGCCGCTACAGGGGCGAAGGGCACTGACTACCTCGGGGCCGGGAAGCAACAGAGCGCGGACGCCCTGGGGGCGACTAACGCGGCCAACGCCGGTAAGGCGGGTGTAACCTCGGGGATCGTCGGCCTAGCGGGTGCGGCGGCGGTAGCCTTCTGATGGAAGTCCTACAATTCTCCGGCGGCGTGGACTCCCTAGCTTGTCTTGAGCTTCTCAAGAACAAGCCGGGGCTAGTCGGACTTACCGCCTCCACCGATGGGGCCTACCCCGAGCGGGAGGACTACCTCAAGAAGGTCGCAGCGTACCATCCTCACCTGATCTTCCAGGAGTGCTACCGGGATCGACACCTAGAAATGTACGGTCGGCCTGTAGATGTGGTCCCCATCAAGTTCACGACCATAGGTCACCTATTCGGCTTGAACCCCATCAAGTACCAACCCTACTTCGAGTGTTGTAACCGTAGCCTGTGGTACCCTATGGAGGTCGCTACCCGTCAGCTAGGTGCCAAGGTAGTCTACCGGGGCCAGCGGGGGGAGGACGCCCTCAAGGGCCCGATCAATGACGGGCACGTAGAGAACGGAATCACCTATAGGTTCCCCATTCAGGACTGGTCCCGGGAGCGGGTGATGGAGTTCGTCAACTCGCGGTGTAAGGAACTAGTGCCCCACTACTACGGGAAGGAACAGACATCCCGAGACTGCTGGGATTGTACCGCCTACCTACACGAGAATATCGCTCGCATTCGTAACTTGCCCCCGGAGAAGTACAAGGAAGTGGCGGAGGCCCTAGACGAGTGGCGGCGGGACATTAACGACGAAACAAGGTGGTGATATGGCCGACCCTACAGCCCTGGTAGACCCCACTGACCCCTACGGTCAGAACAAGGCTAAGCGTCAACGTCAGATAGCCGACGCCTTGCGTCAACAAGGCGAGGCTCCCGTGGGCGGAGGGGAAATGGTTAGCGGCCACTACGTCGCCCCCGCTTGGTCTCAACAGCTAGCTAAGCTGGCTTCCACCCTCGGTAGCGTCTACGCCGGTAGCAAGGCGGATACCGCTGAGGAGGCCTCCAAGGCTAAGATTGCCGAGGCTACGAGTCAGTGGGCGGGATCGGCCCCTCAGAGCGTACCGGCTCAAGTTATGCCGGGCGAGACCAAGGAGGGCCTGTACGGCCCCGAGACATTCGGCCCCACTACCCTCTCTGCAGCTCAGCCGGTTACGGGCGGGCAGGTACTCAAGCACTCCCTGGCTGGCATGCAAATTCCCGGGAATGAGAAGGCCGCCCAGATGTACCAAACGGGGGCGATGGCCGATATGTCCCGCGAGGATACCCAGACCCATCGTACCGAGCAGGCCCAGCTTGCGGCTAAGGCTAAGCTGGAGAGCGAGCAAGCCCAACGTCAGCACGACCTCAAGCAGCTCACTATGCGGCTGGAGGATCGGGGCCTGGACCGGACCCTACAAGAGAGCCTTAAGCAACAGCAGATGGCCCTCCAAGCCCAGATCGCTCAGGGGAACCAGGCCCTCCAACAACAGGGCCTCGCCCTACGACAGCAAGGCCTCGACATTCAACGTCAGGGCCTAGAACTCAAGCAGGAAACGGCTAAGACCAAGGCCGACGCTAAGGCCAAGGAGGTTGGCTTGTCCGAGGCGGGTATCGGGGATGCCATTAAGGCCCTGGATAAGGCCAAGGATACTGCGGCTACAGGGTACCTAGGTGGTATAGTTCAAGAATATGCGCCGGGGGGTGCCTCCATAGTCAACGATTGGAGGGACAAGGCCACCAACGACGCTATTCAGAAGTTGACCTATTGGACGGATGAGATTCGTCACGGTCGGTTCGGCTCAGCCCTTACGAACAGTGAGAAGGCTAGCGCGGCCCAGTACTTGCCCGGCCCTTACGACAACCTTCAGCAGACCAAGGACAAGGCTAACGGGTTGCAAGCTATTCTCAAGCTCAACGCTCAGCGGCTGAAGGGTACCGCCCCTATGCCTAAGGAGTTAGGGGGCCCCGAGGGCACTCCTACCACCGCCTCGTCGGGGCAGGTAACTCAAGCCCCTGCGGGCGCGGGACCCGTGAGCGTCCGTACCCAGGCAGATGTAGATAAACTCAAGTCGGGTACCCGGTTCACCGGCCCCGACGGCAAGACCTACACTAAGGACTAATATGTTCAAAGGCGCCACTGCGGTCCCCGACGCACAGCCCCTTACCTTCAAGGGAGCCACTCCGGTGGCCGAAGCCCCTGCGGCCCCGGTCCGTGTCAAAAAGACCCGGGAGGAGATACAAGCTGAGACCGACGCCGATATGGCCCGTATGGCCGACCCTACTGCAGGTATGAGTCGGACTGAGAAGTTTCTAGTGGGAGCGGGGGCGGGGATGGCTAACGTA